GTAATAGTGCAGTTGCACTGTGTATGTAGAATCTGGAGTTGGTGCTAACAAAAAGTTGTCTCCATCAAACAGTGAGTAATACAAAGGCAACCCTGTTGTTCCTGTAGCAGGATATGCCTCTCGTATAAAGTTTACATCTTTTGGTAGCAAGAACGAATAGTTACTACTACCATCGACAACAGCAATAGAAAACACAGCCAAAAAATCTGTTGGCTTTGCTAAGAACCTATTACTTGTAGTCAGGGATGTTGTTACGTTTTTTCTGAGTTCTGGGATAAGAATAGATCGGTATATTCTTTCTTCCGTTTGCCTGACGAAGTTAGGAATATTATTAACAAAAGTAGTTTCGGTGTTATCTGTGTATTCCTTGATCGCATTTGTTAATTCTGTATAATTCATTTCTTGCTCTTTTTGCCTGCGTATAGATTATCAAAAATCTGATTAACATCCAAGACATAATCTAAATCTGACTTTGAATAGTGAATATGCTGTGATGGTAAAAAGTCAGGAGGACCTTCTCCTGTCTCAAACCAAGCGGGATGCGTAACACGCACTCTGTTGTTTGGCAAAGCTACTATATTACCTGTATATTCTCCTGCATCTAATAACTCTAATACATGACTTTGTTTGTGTTGAGCAGGATCGTCAGCTATTTCACTATCAGTATAGTCCACAGTAAAATAATATTTAGCAGGGTAGAAGTTTCCGTCTATCTTTGCAACCCAAGGGCATGGTGTCGCTCTGTCCATGACATACACCGCATGGGTTCGGGAGGAACAATCCCACGGTTGAGTCATATGAACAGGCATTGGGTTTGCCCATTCCTCTACTGGAGTATCTGCTACTAAAGCTGTAATTGGCATCCTAGCCCACATAGCTCCACCATGCACGTTTGGATCGTCAGTATCATCCGACTCACATCCTGTAAATATTACTTGAAAAGATAAACATCTATTAGGCATAGATGTTACAGCTATCGCCATAGCGTGTAAAAACTCACCATGATATTTCTGATGGTTGTGTGTGTACTCTCTTCTAACCCAACATTTAAAGTGGGGTATATTGCTTTGTAAATATGCCATTAGCTTATTGTTACTGATACCGTACCAACTTGTGCAAATACAGGTTCTATCTTTGCATCAAAGTTATCAAACCTAGCTACACCTACTTGTATCTCTAAAGGTTCTATTTTGTCTGGTCTGGCATCTCTTAATGATTGTGGGTCGTCTGTCTTAATTCTTCCTACAAAGTTTTGTGGGTGGTCTCTGTCAGCAACATCTCTTCCGACACGAAGTCCTGTTCTCTTTCCGTTATTAAACTCAAATACTAGCTCGTTTATTGGATATCTGAATCCAGTTCTATCGCATATGCCGAATGCGTATTTTCCTGTTGCTCTTCCCATATTAAACCGTAAAGAATGTATTGTGAGGCACAAACTTAATAGACGCTGTTTCTGTGTCCTCACCTGCTGCTAATTCAAACTGAAACTCATACTCTTGCTTTAGGGCTTGCACTCTGTTTGCAACTTCTGGTCTTTTCATTGCTATGTAATATGCTAAACCCGACACTAAACATGGCACAAACCGTGGTGGAACATGACTAGTGGTTGTTCCTGATATGCCCGAAGAAATACTATCGATACCTTTTAATCTAAAGAATGCTAATGTGTATGTTGTGTCTGGAACTGGGTGTAGTGTTACTGTTGTAGAACCTGCTAGTCTCTGCACAAATATCTGATTTGGTTTACCCTGTGTGTTCTTGTTAGACTTTTGAGCAAATGTAGAAACGCTTATTCTGCTGACATTTGTGTCTAATTGTGAAGTCCCTGTTCCTGTTCTTATTGTATGCTCTATTATATCTATAGTATCAGAAGGCATGGTATATGTGGCTGTTCCTGCTGATAGCGATAACGTACCAGACTCTATAGTAAAAAGGTTTATGCCTCTATTTTGCCACTCTAATGTTAATATTTGGAAACTTCGTCTAGCTGTTTTAAGATCGTACCCAGAACGCATTTCAAGACCTGCTCTTTCAAACGCTTCTTCAAATATATCTGGTAGGTCTGGTGTAACAACTGCCATTTTATCTCCCTAAAAGTTCAAGTGAACTTTTTTTAGAATTATACAGTAATTATTTATTTAAAGCTATCATTTAATGAATCTACTACACTATCTATATTGGGTTCTGTTCCTCCAGGTTCATACTTACATCTATATTCAACTGGACATTGACCTTCAACTACTAAGCTGTATGTATTGTTTGCTCCTTTATATAAGCACACTTCTTGACCATTTTTAGCTTTTCTTCTTTTATACCTGCGACACGTTATATACTTAGGGTCTTCTCTTATGCCTTTTCGTGTTTCTTGCTCCCAAGTCCAGTCAGAGAACTTTTTGAGAAAGCAAGTGTAGCAGTTTTTTATATTATCTGATTTAGCTAAATATATCACATAGCCATCAGTGCAAAGCCATTCAAATGTCTCCTGACCGCCTTGTTTTCGGACGCACTTGTCCCTAGTCTGATGCCCACCATCCTCTGTCGATCCCCATGAGGGAGTAAATAAATATACCGAGAATACAAGTTCCAACAACCAAGGTAATAGTAAGAGCAACCCAACCAATAACTTTCTCTCTGAATATTTTTTTATCATATACTTCCTTTTGTCTCCTTTTACGGATTTGCCCTTCCATACGAAGCAGTTCATCCCACGATGCAGTGCCATGTTTAAACTTAATAAACTGTTGAAGTTCGTAACGCTGTTCTTCTAGTCTTTTCTTAGCTGTAAACGCTTCTATAGCCTCTTGTTCTATAGAGCCTCCATTGAACACTTTACGAAACATAGTTGGGTTATTAGCCGATTTGTGTGCTGCGTCCACATCACTTACAGCACCCATCCATCTAGATAGGTCTTGTGACATGGACTCCAACTCTTTACCTGCGGCAAAAGCTCTTTTAAGACCATTAAATGCCGTACTCGCTGTCGCAACAGCGGCAGAGATCGTTACTGGGTCAAACAATTTAGTATGTTTTTCGCATCTTCAGAATGATGGTATATGTATCAGCACTAGAATGACCTACAGTAGTAAAGTCAATATCGCCTGTCTTTCCAGACCCTGCGTTATTAGACAAACCACCAAACTCACTATAGTCGTGATGACCACTCTGATTTTCACCTAACTCTATTATAAAAGCATCAGATGTTGCATCGAAAAACAACTTGACCTTCATGCCTATGCACTGCCACCAGATTTTCTCTATGGCAACACTACTACAAGTATTGCCATAAATGTCTGAGTTCAACGCACTGACATCAACCTTTTTAACAGCCGACTCCCCAGAGCCGTCAGAAATATTAGTAAATTTCATAACAACGTGCTTGTCGCCATCGAAAAGGGTTTGTGATGTTACTGCATCAGCCATGTTTACCCCCTTAGAATACTGAGTATTCTAGTTCAACTGTAAATCTTCCTGCTGTTATATCAGCATTAACAGTGGTTGTAGCTCTGGCATATAGATGCACATTTGCAACAGCAGCCGTTATATTTGGCACAAAGATATGATAGTTACCTGCTGAGTTATTGAAGTTAACATCAATCTCTGTGATAGACTGCGTGGCACTTAATTGCTCGTGAAAGGCTGTTACACCTGCCCCTACAATCTCTGTACCTGTTACGCCTGCATTTGTAGCTGTACCAGATGTTGCACTTAACGCTAAGTTACCTGCAAGTGTTTGACCTGCTGCTGTAGTAATCCCAATTAACGCTCTGTGTACAAATATCTTTGACGGTGTTACTAGATCATCAGGAGCATCTACGTTCAATGTTCCCAACTCTACAAGACAGTCACCGTCTGCATATGCTGTTGCAGCAGCGTTTGTGCTTGCAAGAGTTCCTGCGAACGACTGTATCTTTCTAGTACCCATAGAAATGAGTTGACCTGTTGAGTTTACAGAAAAACCTGTCTCTGTAATTGCACCTGTGGTGCTACTTTTATTGATTGTTTTAAATCCACCAGTTGTTCTGACTGGACCTGAAAATGTTGTATTGCCCATATTAATCTCCTTGTCTTGGCAAATGTCAGCTTACGCTGTCAAGGTAAATGAAGGGCAGTATTTTATTACTGCCCCACATATTAGCTAGTTTAAGCGGCTCCTGTTGAACCATATACTCCAAGTGGATCAGATACACCGAAAGAGTATCTCTCTCTTGCTTTGTATCTTACGTTTCCAGTATTGAAGTCACCGTCCATGCCAGTAGCCATAGGAGTTCTAACGAAATGCTTCATTCCGTTTGGAACATCTGTGATTATAAAGAAAGCATCACTATCTGTTAGGTAATGATTAACTCTATAGCCCTCTGGGATAGACCCATTGGTCTTGATAGCGTTTAAATCATTGTCAGAAGTTCCCACTCTCAAATCTGTTTGTAGCAATCTAGTTGCCGTAAACATCAATGCAGGTGGAACGATCAACTTCCTTGGTTTAGCTGCAATCAATAGACCTCTTTCATCTACGAAAGCTGCAATGTCAATCACTGCCTGCTCAAGAGATGTTTCGTTAAGGTCAGCCGCTACTGATGGTTGGTTCCTATTGTTACCACCTGCCACTGTACCGTGGGAAGCACTAAATAGGAA